TAAAGCACCAGAGATTGAACCAGATAATCTATATGGAACTAAACACACTACGAGTATATGGTATGAATATTACTGAAGAAATACTGCTGGAAGCAGAGAAGCGAGCTTTAGATGTCCCTCCTTTAAATGGATCAATTTTAGGTGAACCAGCAAAGATAATAGGTGCAATTGGAGAAGTTCTGTTTGAAAAGTTCATTAAAGCTAATGGACTAACAGTGCGGAAAGAAGAAGGTGAGCAGGAGAGATACAATCACGATTTTGTAGTTGATGAAAAGTTTAAGGTTGAGGTTAAAACAAAAGATCGGAGCACACCTCCGAAAGGTTATTACGATTGTTCCGTATTTAATACATCTTTGAAGAACCAGAAACCTGACTATTTTTACTTTATCTCACTGCTTAAAAAGAAGGATGTCTTAGTTGAAGCAAAGTTCACCGAAGGATTCATGCTAGGAGCAACGGATTTATTAACACTATATAGGAAAGGAGATTCTTGGAAGAAAGGAGAGGTAGACGCAAGGAATGGAAAGGTTATTCAAGGAGATTGTCAACAAATCGAAATTTATAACTTAATCGGTAATGAAGAATTTATCAACATACTTAAAGGAGAGAATCATGGAACAGATAGATGACCAAGAAAATATAAGGAGAATTCATTTTCTTGAATCAGTTGAAAAATTGAAAAATATATATATGGATGATGGTTTGTCTGAATTTAACGCAAAAATGAAAGCGATTATGTCGGATGAATCTCTATCGATTCTATTTCCAGATGGATACGATGAGGATTTTATTTCGCAATTAAGAGAAGTAAAGGAGGAGAGCAATGGAACAGTTAGAAATGGATCTCAGTAATTTTAAAGTTTTACAAGCAATTCGGAAATCTCAGGACGAGAGGAATAGAGAATCACGGAAGACATTCTTCCGTTTTTGTAAATTCAATTTTAGGAAACATGGTAGGAATTAAGAATCGCGGCTCGCAAGTTCATCGAGTCAAAACAAAATACAACCGGAATAAGGAGAAGGTTATGGAGATAGTGAGCAGTCAAGCGGAGATGATGAATCGGATTCGTGAATCCACGTACAAACTTGAAGCAGATCAAGAGGTTCGTAATCAAGGGATTGGAGGATCAGATGCTTCAATTATTATGGGCTTGAATCCTTTCACGAATAAAGTCGAACTCTGGGAAGTGAAAACAGGTGCAAGAGTTCCTGACGATCTCAGTGACATTGAAAAAATAAGGTGGGGTGTCCTCTTGGAAGACATCATTGCAAAGGAGTATGCAGAGCGAACAGGAAAAAGAGTTCGCAATGTCAACCGTACATACAGACATAAGGATTATCCAATTCTTCAAGGTCACATTGACAAGAAGATCGAAGGAGAGAATGCAGGTCTGGAGATCAAAAACGTAGGTCTGCGACAAGCTAAATACTGGAACAAGCAACCTCCTATATATTACGAGTATCAGGTGCTTCACTACCTAGCAATTACAGGTTTTGATTATTTCGATGTTTGTGCATTGGTAGGAGGTCAAGAATTAATGATTCATACAATTCATCGAAATGAAGAAAAGATTGATGAGTTGGTACAAAAGGAACTGGAGTTCTGGAACGAATGTGTTGTTAAGAAGATTCCTCCAATTCCTGAGACAACAAGTGAGACTGCATCACTATTCCCTATAGGTGATGTAGAGAAAATTGCTTATCTTCCAATTGACATGAATCACATCCTTGATGAATACCATAACGAAAACGAAATATACAAAGCGTCTGGCAAAAAGTTAGATGCTATAAAGACTCAAATCCAAAACCACATGAAGGATGCTTCAGTGTGTGAAGATTCTGAGGGTCAGAGAGTTGCTACTTGGGCGACTCAAACAAGGTCTAGTTTAGACCAGAAACAGATGAAGATTGATGAACCAAAACTCTGCGAAAAGTATTTAAAGGAGTCGAGCTTCAGGAGATTTTCAGTCACTTCCAAAAAAGGAGAGTAATGGCAACTAATAAAATATCTCTTAGCAGTATTGTTAAGGGTAAACAACCAAAACCAATTCGTGAATTAGTGTACGGATTGGATGGTGTAGGAAAAACACATTACGCATGTTCTGCGGATGGTGTAATAGCGTTAGATTTTGAAGGAGGTATGAGTGAACACGATGTTCAGTCAATTCCTCTGTACGACAAATCAGTGACGTTTGATGATGTTACGGACGCACTCAGGTTGATCTATTCTGAGCATAAAAAACTAGATTGCAAAACAGTAGTGATAGACTCTGCTGATTGGTTAGAGAAAAAGGTGCATGAAAAAGTATGCACTGTCAATAATGTTGACTCAATCGAACAGATAGGATTTGGAAAAGGATACTCAATGGCAGTTAATTACTGGCACGGTTTCCTCTCTGGACTAGATTCGCTACGAGCGTTAGGTCTGGACATTATTGTAATTGCTCACTCACAGATCATAAGGATCGAAGATCCAACTTCAGACTCTTATGATCGGCACGACATTAAGCTCGACAAGAGAGTTCGTGGAGTTGTCAGAGAATGGGCAGACTTTTGTTCTTTCGCACTTTTTGAAATTCATTCGTTTAAAGCTGGAGAGAAGTTCGGACAGAATATCTATAAAGCAACCACTACTGGAAATCGTATTAAGCACACGATTGGTCAACCAGCGTTTGAAGCAAAGAGTCGCGTCGCTATACCATCACCACTTCCTCTGGATTGGAAGGTTTTTAAACAAGAAATTGCGAAAGCAAGGAAAGGATAATTATGGATCTGAATTTTGATTCCACAAGCATAGTCAGTAACGAAATTTCCTCAGATTTTGGAGCAATACCTGAAGGTAAGTATCTGGTACATATTGCTGAAACTGAGGAAAAGATTTCTGGTACAGGTAATAAATACTTGAACCTGAAACTCCAAATCCTAGATGGTGATTATAAGAATCGCTACATCTGGGATATCGTCAACCTCTGGCATCCAAAAGATAACGTCAGAGAGATCGCACAGCAGACAATGAAATCTATCTGTAATGCGACAAATGTACTGAAACCTCAAACCTCTGAGGAACTTCATTATATTCCTCTAAGAGCATCAGTCTCTCTTGAAACTGACTCACAGTACGGAGATCAGAACAGAGTGAAGAAGTACCTTCCTAACTCTGCAGGAGAATCTCCTAAACAAAGGTCGGGCTTAGTAGAGGAGATTTTATCTCTACCAAAACGAGGTGGTGAAGCACCTCCACAAAGTACAGAAGCAACTTCTGACGATATTCCATTTTAAATGTCAGAAGTAAAATCTAAACCGTGCTTGATCTGCGAGGAGGAGTATAGCACTACTCGATTTGCTACTCAAAAATATTGCAGTAGGAAATGTAAAGAGAAAGCACGTTATATTCAAGCTACAAAAAAACAAGTTCCAAAGAAAGGTGGGTATTCTCGCTCGACTTATATCCGTGTTTGGATGAGGTCGAGAGCGAATGCGGGCTTTAATGACATTAATCCATTTTCAGCATCATGTACCTATTGCGGAAGGTCACTGTCTATTGACGATAAGTTCTGTCTGGATCACATAGTTCCAAGAACGAGTCTAAAAGAACTATCAGATAAAGATGAAAGCAATCTTTGTATATCATGTCCTGAGTGTAATCAAGCTAAAGGAAGTATGACGCTGGAAGAATTCATAGGAAAAAATGAACAAGCATGAAAAGGAAGTCCAAGCAAATGAGAAAAGAATTGAAGAAGGAAAGATCAATGAAGAACGACGCAGAAAGAGATCACTAGATAGTTTTAGGTGCTACATAGCATACATGAAAGTACGAGAGAAACTTTGAAGATACTAGAGTCAATAGTCAGAAAAGACGAGTTTACTGCAAGAGCAAGCGAAGCATTTGATTATGAGTTTGACGGAAAAACTTCATTCACCTGTTTTGACAAACCTCCTGTTCCAGATGAATTCTCCACTGGATTGATAATGGGTCCGTCTGGTTCAGGAAAGTCTTCTCTGCTGAAGGAATTTGGTGAAGAAAAAGTTCCTCACTGGAATCCTGAATTAGCTATTGTTTCTCACTTTGAGACTCCAGATGAAGCACTAGATAAATTATCTGCTGTAGGATTCAACTCAATACCTTCATGGCTACGTCCATATCATGCTCTAAGCACAGGAGAGAAGTTCAGAGCAGACTTAGCACGTAAATTACAAAACGGAGCAGTTATAGACGAATTTACGTCTGTTGTTAATCGTGATGTTGCGAAGTCAGCAAGCTATGCGATTAGTAAATATATCAAGCGTAACAATCTAAAGAACATTGTATTTGCGTCTTGTCACGAAGATATTAAAGATTGGTTAGAACCAGAATGGACATTCGATACTTCAGATGGTTCTTTCACAATCGGGAGGTGGCTTCGACGGATACCTATTCGATTTGAAATCTACAAGTGTACAAGATCTTCATGGAAAACCTTTAGTCAGCATCACTATCTAAGTGCAGACTTAAACCAGACTGCAAAATGTTACCTCTGTTATTGGGAAGATAAAATGGTTGGATTCAATGGAACACTGTTCTTTCCGGGCTACTTTCCTCCATTGTATGAAGGTGATAATCGTAATTCTGTTCGTGCAAGCAGGACTGTTATACTTCCAGACTTTCAGGGTCTTGGAATTGGAGTCAGGTTTTCAGATGCACTTGGTCAACTTCATTTGGATCAAGGTTACAGGTACTTCTCAAAGACTGCACACTTCAGGTTCGGAGAGTATCGACAGAAGCACGATTGGTGGAGAGCAACTGCAACAAATCTTAAAAAGATTAACACTGCAACAAAGGATGAGTTTAATCACTGGTTGCCAGATGCTTCAAGGATCTGCTACTCACATGAGTATATTGGTAAAAGAGGAGACAAGCACAGAGAGTTGTATGAACTAGGAAAAAAATCTTAGAGGAGAGTAAATGAACATCAGTATTTTCAAATCAGCATTATCGAAGAATCATGCGCTGATCGATACAGAAGACTTTTTTGAGTATATACGTCTAGGTAGGTGGAAGTCTGAAATAAACGCACTCAGGACATGTTTAAATGACTCAGGGAAGGACGCATATAATAAGAAGAAGAAACTATTATTCGCAGTTACACTTTCTGGTGAGTTTAATGGACGGACTGATCTGGTTGAATACTCAGGACTCCTG